GCTCATAACTGGCATTGCCGCCTGTTGTCAGCCGCCTTGATTCAATGCTTTCTGTTACCTTAACCATTACGCAAACTCCAGTCCGTTTTCCCGCATTTCTTTTAGTATCTGGCGTGTGTACTTCGCTGTTTCCTCTGATGCCTTTGCCGTTCTGTCCTCTACGCCTGAACCAACGCCCAAGCCGTAAGCCGCAAACGCTGAAAACGTGCCGCGTGTCGTAATTTTAGCCGCTTCCTGTTTTACCATTTCGCCTATGTCCGGGATTTGTATTTCTGGCATTGCAGGCATTGCAGGCATTCCGGGCAATGCGGTATCGCCTGCTGCATAATCCTTCTTTGCGCCTGATGCCGCGACTCTCATATCACGCGCCTGTGCTACTGCACTATCGCGCTCCTGTATAGCCGCTGCCAGTGCCTTTTCGTTTTCGGCTATATCGGCATTAGTCTGTTCGTCAATACTGGCGCGCATCTGGATATTCCAGTCGCCAGACTCTTTTATTCCCTGATTAAATCTTGCGCCAATATCTGCAAACGCCGCATCCATCTCTTTGTTTCGCGCCGCCGCATCTTGGTCAATAGATGCCTTCGCCGCAGTCGTATCAAACGAGCCGTCTATCAACCCTCGTATGTCAATAAGCCGTTTCGCCACCCAATCTGCCGCGCCGCCCCATGCCTTCTTAAAAGCGTTTGCCGCGCCAACCAGCGCCGCCTCAAGTCCGAATACAAATATGTTTGCAGTGGTCTTCAAGACGGTGAATCCGCCTATGGCAACTTTAGAAATAAGTCCGATAAACTTGCTCCATAAGTTTTTGATAAACGTAACGCCACGCACCCATTCCAGTTTCAGGGTCAGCCACAGTATTTTTGCCGCCTGCGTAATGCTTCCAGCCGCAAGCGCATCAGCAATTCCGTTAAACGCCGCCTCTGCATCCTGTCGCAGAAAATCGAATTGACCGCCAAGCCATTGCACCGCCTGCCCGCCCGCTTCCGTGTATTTGATGATAGCGCCGCCCATCAGGGCAACGCCGATAACCACAAGTCCAAGCGGAGTTAGAAGCAAGCCGAGTACGGAGGCAAATACGCCAATTACCACACCAGCACTTGAAATAATTGTGCCAAGTGCAACAAGCGCAATGCCAAGCGTTGTGATGCCAACCGCTATCTTTGCATAACTCACAACCAGTCCTTGATTCTTTTCAATCCAATCAGAAATAGCCTTGCCGCCGCTCTTCATCCATTCAGCAAACTTTTTGAGTTCAGGTGCAAGCGCCTCTCCGATAGAGATTCCAATATCTTTTATGATTGCCCAAATTTTATTGAAGTCGGAAATAAGCCCGCCGCCCATTTTTCCAAACGCTTCATCAGCCATGCCTGCCGAATTGCGCATTAGTTTCATGTCCGCCAGAAAGCCGCCAATATCACCAGCCAACGCCGCAATACCACCAGCCGCCCTTATTTCAGGAAAGTCAAGTTGAATTTCTGCAAGGTCTTTACCTACGTAATTTGCAATCAAAGCAGAAAAATTCTTTGCCGCTCCGGGCGCTTGCTTCAAAATGTTTACGAGGCGCGTTGCCGATTCTTCTGCATCAAGTCCCTGTCGTGTCATTGTTGCAAGTGCTGCAAACATATCTTCTATAGGCATTCCAGCAGCCCGTGCCATAGGCGCAACACGGCCTATCACGCCTGCAAGCTGCTCAAAAACAAGTTTGCCGCGCTTGACCGTCTGGAACATTAAATCAGATATCCACGTTGATTTGCTTGCAGCAAGTTGGAAAGCGTTTAGCACACTTGTTATTCCGTCAACAGCAATAGCCGCGTCGGTCATGCCGCCTTTAGCAGCCTTAACGGCAACGCCCAAAACATTCAGTGCGCCCTCTGGCGCAATGGACGCGGAAAGAATATCGTACAGACCCTTTGATAATGTGCTTGTGCTTTCGCCAAGATCCTTCGCCATATCGCGGATGCCATTGCCAAATTGCCCCATAAATTTCATAGGCTCATTCAGCATGGTCGACACCATCTTCATGTTCTTCTCGAAATCACCAAACACTTTTGCGGATGCAATCAGCGGGGAAAGCATAGACGCGCCGGTCATAGCCATCTGCATACCCATGCTTTTTATGCTTGCGCCAAATTTCTTGACCGTCAATTCAGCACCACGAAGCCCAGCAACCAGTTTCGTGTTGTCGGCAAACAATTCTACAAACGCCCGTCCTGCTCTTATGCCTTTTGTGCTTGCCATTATTTTTTACGTCCTTTCATCGCCTCAAGCGATTCCCGAAGCAACTGCAAAGATTCCTTATCTGCGACGCGGCGCTCTTTGCGTTTCGCGATCTCGTAGGGGTCAAAGTCCGCCGGTGTGCGTTCCGGCTTTCCTTTCGTCCTGTTGATGTTCGCCAACATGCACAGAACCGCCGACGTGTGAGACCACCGCTCTTGACCCGCGCCTTCGGACATCCACAGCAATTGCCGCAACGTTAGTCGTTCAGGATTGACTCCGACGGCTCCGGCGATTCGCCAGACATCTTGCCAGACATTAGTTTTTCGAGGTCCACCGCGTCTATCTGCTTGCCCGCCGTCGCTATCGCAAGGTCTATCAGCGCCGTCTGTTTCGAGACCGCCTTTGCCCTGTCCGTGCGGCCTCGCTTCAGGAAAAAATCCACGAGTTCCTCATAGAACGCTTTCTGCGAGGCAAGCAGGGTTTCGCCGTCGAAGCAGTCCATAATGTCATCTTCGCTAACGCCGTGCTTCTCAAACTGGCTTTCCAACAGACAACAGATGACTTCAGCCAGAAGCATCTCATCCGTTCCGAGACGGGTCAACAGCGGCGGGTCACCTTCTTCGGGCTGAAGCAGGTCAACGCCAAGTTTCGATTTAACTTTTATTGCGCTGCCGAGGGTGAGCGATATCTCCCACCCCCGGCCTGTAGAATCCCTGAACGTCTTCATGGATTAGCCTTCCGGAGCAGGAATCGCCACGCCGCTTACGTTGATGTTAACTTCAATGCGTGATGTGGTTGTGCCCCAGCCCAAGCCTGTGCAATAGTCACCTGGTACCAGATCGGCAATGGGACAAATGTTTCCAGCCGTTGCACTAATAACGTAGTATGTACCGATTGCAACTGTAGCACCAGGATTGATACCGCCAGCAACCAGATAAACGACAGGCTGTCCGATTGCCGCGTCATTGAGAGCGATACCTACAGCCGTAGCCTTTGCAGCCGTGTCTGTGTCAGCCAATTTCAGCGTTGTGTCCAGATACAGGACATCGCCTGCCGTGATTGCCGCGCCTGCAGTGCCTGTGCGTGTTGTCGCGTTGCTGTATTTCACTACGTTTGCGGCGGTGATTGATAAATCTGCCATTGTTCAAATTCCTTTCATGTTGTGATTGTTGTTATTTCTTAAGAGCCGGTCTGCCAATCGCGGTAGGTTGCAAGTTTGGCCGTAACGCTAACCGTAATCGCCTCTTCCAGTGCTTCATTCCGCGAAAAGTTTGTAATCGAAAAGTCGCCGTCAATACCTTCGCCGCCAGACTCGGAAAGCACAAGCAGTGCAATCGTTTCATTGGCAAGGAATGCAGCCTTAACGGCGGCAAAGCCCGCATCGCTGGACTTCCATACCATCTCAAATTCGACATTGCACTCTTTCAGCGTCGGAGCCGTTGCGCGCCAACCGTCATTTGCGCGGGTAGTCACGTCTGCCTCTCCAGCCTCAAGCGTTACGGTCACGTCACGCACGTTCGTCAACTCATGCGTTGCCGTTGCGCCGGCTGTGCCATAATAGATTTTGGCGTTCATGCCCAAGATAAAATCAGCCATCGTTCATCCTTTCGTTAGATGCTGTTCCGCCACATAGCCGGAAGTTTTGGTTTTTCTTTTTCAAAAGCAGGCCCCATGTAAGGACGTGCCGCTATACTTACTATTCTTTTCTTGCCGCGCAAATTGCTTTGCGTAGTGCCGCCATATTCAAGCAATGCAGGCGCTTTGCCTTTGTTCCAGCCGCTCAACCGTTCAGGACCAATGACGACAGACCGCTGTGTCGGGTCGTAGCCGAAGTAGATGAATTTCTTTAATAGTCCCGACCGACTGTACGGTGGTTGCCCAGGCTTTGATACGCCCCTGCGAAAGTTCGTGCGTTCTTCGCCGCGTTTCTTTTTTTGCATGAACGGGGCGTTTTTGATTGACTGCTTCGCCGTTGTTCGCACATACGCACCGAAACGGGAAAGCACCTTGCGTGTGCCCGCGTCAACTTTCGAGATGACAGTCGCACGGTCAAAAAACATGCTTTTCATTTTGATGTTTATCATGTCATCATCCGATACATGACTGTTAAAACGCTTGTAAAAACTCTATTCTCTGACAGATGTTCCAGTGAATAAACAGGATCGTTTTTGACGTTCACCCAGACTGCATAGGGTGCTTCTGACAATGTGCGCTGTCGCAGGTAGTCGGTTATTTCATCCACAACCACGCCAAGCACTGAAACGTCCTCATCGAGTCCTGGCGATTTATCCAGTTTCTTCTGGATGCCAATATCTACAGTCACGTCGCGATAGCACATTGACCGCGTTTGCGTTGCAATTTCAACAGACTTCGGAACAACAGTGACATTCAGATTCTTGAGTTCCGATAGATCAAATTCAGGGAACACGCGCCGCGTTGCCACAAATGGAATGCTGAACGTGCCAGCCGGAGCCGCGTTCAGTTCGGCTTTCACCGCGTCTGCTATGTTGGTTGCTATGCTCATTCGCCGCCTGTATCTTTCGTGTGAATCCGGTATGCAGTCCTGAACGGGTCACTCCAGCGCCATGCCTCGCCGCCCAAATTCATGACTTCATACAGCCTGCCATCCGCCAGAATAAGGTCTCCAGGTTCGGGGTCAAATTCCATTTCATCAGCCTGGATAATGAAGTCCCAGACCTTCGCCACAATGGTCATGCCGCTTTCGTCCGAGACTTCCACGCTCGTTTTGCCATAGGTCGCATTGACCGCATAAGAGTCCGGCGGTCTGCGATAACTGACAACGCTGGAACAGTTCGCCACGCGCTTTTTCCCAAGCCACGTAACGCCGCTGCGCAACATATCGCTTGTTGAAAGCGTTGTGCCTGATGCCGTTGCGGATGCGCTGCCAATGCTAATCGTTATTGTGATTGTGCTGCCATGCGCTACTTCTGCACCTGCTGATGGTGATTGACTGACAATATATCCGCTGTCCACCGTATCCGAATTAGTAAGCGTTACCGATATATCCAGCCCCGCCGCCTGTATCGCTGCAAGAGCAACGGCTATGGTTGCGCCTTCAACATCAGGCACGGATACCAGATCAAATACTCGCAATCGCGGGTAGTCATTGCCTTCGTCGATTGTCCAGACCGATTCAAAGTTCCAATGCACATACGTTGCCTGCTGGTACAGTTCCTCCGTCGTCTTGTTTTCGCCAACATACGAATTTAGGTATGCCGATTTCGTGTAGTCCCA